TGTCCAAAAACATCTGTAACCACCAAACATAGAACCAACCATGAACTACACATTTAACCTGAACACCACTGCGTGTAAACCATTAAGTGTTACTTGCGACGGAAATACTACAATGAAACACTTGCGAGAATTGTTGTTTGAAGAAATCAAAATAAATACTGTATTTACGGAAGACGACATATTGGATATCTTTATATTGAATACACAATCAAACGAAACACTGTCTATACCAAATACTGTCGAATTAGTAAAAGATTTTATTCCAATGAATCGATCTTATTTCCCATTTTCTTCAACGACCAAAAATACATATACGGTGTACGCGATTGACCGAATGTACAGAGAACGAATTCAGCCACCGCAAGCACCTAACAAAAGAGAAATAAAAACGAGTCATATGGGAGGATTTGTTGAAACCGTTAAAGAAATGTTATCTTTTACATAAAAATTTATACAAACATAAAACAATATTGTTTTTTATTTTTCTGATATGTATGAAATTGAATCCATATAAAAATGTATTGATATGTGTATATATTATCATGAAAGGTCACGAATTTACTGAATTATCAAAGTCAATTACAAAGTCAATCGACAATAAAACGAAAAAAAATGAGGGTATCTTCTTTACTCCACAAAGTATTATCAATATGACCATTGAACGAGTAAACAAAGAAAAATCGACTATCCAAACCATATTAGAACCTTCTTGTGGGTCTGGTGAGTTCTTAAATGTAATTGACCAGACATATCAAGATAAAGACATTACTGGAATTGAGTTGAACAATACTATCTTTGAAAACATTAAAAACAAAACGTATGAGGCCAATCAATTAACGCTTATTAACCAAGATTATTTAAAATGGAATTCCAATAAAAAGTTTGATTTGATTATTGGCAACCCACCATATTTTGTGATGAAAAAAAGTGACGTAGATGAAATTTTCCACGAATTCATTGATGGTCGTCCAAACATTTTCACTCTATTTATTATTCATTCTCTTCAATTCTTAGAAACAGATGGAATATTGGCATTCGTTCTTCCTAAGAATTTTGTAAATTGCCTATATTATTCTTTGTTACGACATCACATTTATGAAAAATACAAAATTATCGATATTATCCATTGTGACGCGAATTTATTTATGGAAACCGCACAAGATACAATTATATTTATTATTCAAAATACGACTCCACCTGAGGACCATAATGACCAATTCACCATGAATGCGTCAACTACTACATTATTCAATAGCATTTCGAATACACGTCGTATCAAAGAACTATACGAAGGTTCAAAAACGTTATCGCAATTGGGGTTCGATGTGAATGTTGGTACTGTTGTATGGAATCAGGTAAAAGACTCGTTAACTGACGATAAAGAACAAACAAGATTAATCTATAGTGGCGATGTTAAAAATAATAAATTGGTACAAACCCAATACAAAGACCCAAAGAAGAAAAATTATATACGCAAAGAAGGTGTTAATGGATTGACCATGGTATTGAACCGTGGATATGGAAAAGGAAAATATATATTTTCCTATGCGGTTGTAGACATGAGCGGACCTTATTTGATAGAAAATCATCTTATCAATATTCGTTATAACAAAGACATTTCCAAGAAAGAATTGATGAAAAAATACAAATCATTAATTAAATCGTTTACAGATAAAAGAACTACCGAATTCGTAGAATTATATTTTGGCAATAACGCAATCAATACAACTGAATTGAAAACGATTTTACCTATTTATTCATAAACAAAATGAATTCACAAAAATATTTCCAGAAAAGAAATATTTTTACATATGAATATTACTACGTGTTCTGAACAAAACGAAGTTGTAAAAATAGAATCAATGCATATAGAATCGACGAAATAAACACTATATTAATCGGATTATGTAGATTCAGATAAAGCATCGCTAACATAATCACCCATAGAACGCCACCAATCACGGATCCGTTTACAAATTCGCGACCCTTATCTAAATCCGTTATAAAATTCGACTTAGTCCCTCCATTGTAAATGGAATACAAATATAAATAATAAGCCCCTAATGGTAAAGAACCGTATAATAGACCACTTACGTATGGACTATGAAATTTCGATATATACCCAGATACAGCAATTAGTAATCCTCCTGCTATGAAATTACATATGATGTCTGTATCTAAAACTAAATTCATACTTTTTCTATAATATATATAGAAAAAGTTCATAATAACTTCTTAATTCCCTCCAAAATAATTGTTAACTTGCTGGGAAACGCGCATAAATGTGGTGCACTTAGCCATTTGTTTAATCGTAGGTGCGTTGATATACGTACATGTGCTACGCAGTCCACCTAAATAATCTAGCACTGTATTATTCAAGTCTCCCTTATAAGGTATTTTCAGCACACGACCTTCAGAAGCTCTATAAGAATTCATTTTGCCAAAGTGTGTATTTTGCGCCTTGTCTGAACTCATACCGTGAAATGCCTTATATTTTTTTCCATTTTCATCTTCCATGACATCTCCTGGATTTTGGTCGTGTCCGGCAAATTGTCCCCCCACCATGACGAAATCGCCTCCTGCGCCAAACGCTTTTGCCATATCTCCAGGACAAGTTATACCACCATCTGAAATAATGTGTCCTCCTACGCCATGAGCAGCGTCAGCGCATTCTAACACGGCCGATAACTGCGGCATACCAACCCCGGTTTTCAAGCGAGTCGTACAAGCACTTCCTGGACCAATGCCAACTTTCACCACATCCACGCCACCCGACAAAATCAACTCTTCAACCATCTCACGGGTCACCACATTACCAGCAACAATAATCTTATCAGGATATTTATCGCGCACTTTTTTACAAAATTTTACCAAAGAATCGATATAACCGTTCGCAATATCTATACAAATCCACTTGCAATCTATTTTATCAACTATTTCAGACAAGTTTTCAAAATTCGTGTCGGATGTTCCTGTAGAAACCATAAAATAATCTGGTTCCATTTTGCCATGTTCTTTTTCATAATTTGTATAATCGTCTACCGTATAAAACTTGTGCATAGCAGTAATGACCTTATGTTCTTTCAAACACTCATACACACCAAATGTACCAGTAGTGTCCATATTGGCCGAAATAATCGGTACGCCATTCCAATTACATTGAGCATATTTGAATTTGAAATCTCGTTCCAAAGAAACGAATGAACGACTATTAATGGTAGAACGCTTTGGGCGAATCAAAACATGGTTGAAATCTAATTTTTCACCAGATTCTATTTTATTCATGCGAAGAAAATATACATATTTGTAAGATACAATATTTATATTGTTTGAAAAGTATGATGAAAATATTTTCTCATCATTATTACCAAAGAATCGGGTTATAATAAGGATACCCTATAAAAGGACGATATCCCCATCCTCCCCAGTAAGGACGACCATAACCATAACCTCCCCAACCTCCATAAAATGGTCTACCATGAAAATGACGTCTACCGTGATATCCGCGACGATGCATAGTATTATATATTACTCATAGTATTATTTAATATCACTAAAAAATAATTATCATACCATTTATGATGTGATAATGTAAATAAAAAATACATATTTCTTATTACAGTAATACAATTCTACTTTTAGTATTTCTAATTCTCACTTGAAAAGAGTTTGCACATATTGGTTGCTTCTACGTTATGTTCAGCAGGTTTGAATAGTTGTGATATCATATTATCATCTCTGAAACGCACACTATAGTCTTGTTGGATATTATTACGACCAATACGACCGAGTGCTTGTAGTGTTTTTTGCTGAGTCATTTTCGTCAAGTCCTTACCAATGAATCCGTGACAAAACTGATAATTTGTTCCATATATGTAATCAGACGAAGCAATGATAATGAATAAACGCTGTTCAGATGCCAATTGTTTCATTAACTCCATATATTTCACATCCACGTTTTCGATAAACATACCTATACCCAGAAGTAACAATACCTTCAGATGATTATCAATGTTAAGCGACATGATTGTACGTGTATGTTCTTCGTCCAATGATGCTACAAACGCATTTTCGCGTACTTCGTTATCAGGTGTCCATAATTTTTGATGAGCAACTGAATTGGGTACATGCGACGCATCTAATGAAATCAACTTAATCTCTTTGCGCATTTTTTCGATTTGGTTCATCCATTGTTGCGATTCATGACATAACCGACCACTTTCACGAGCACTCGTTTCTTCATTGTCCGCACCGACCTTTGTTTCTTTATTGGCAATCGCATTTTCCAAATAAGTAATTTTGTGGATGATTTCATCATTCTTTGAAATATTGTGTAATATACTTTGAAACATCACAGTTGGAATATTCGACTGTTGCATATAGAAATTGCCGATTTTCTTCACGTCCTCGCATAAGAAGATAGTCGGACCATCTGTTAATGTATGTGCATCAGATGTAGTCAACAAAATACCCTTACTATTTGGGTTTGTATTCATTTTTGTTTCTCCATGCGTGCTTGTAGTACGTTTTAATGATGAACCTCCCGAATAAGACATTTCGCTTTTTGATTTTCCAAAACCACTTTGCGTTGTCTTATCGAAATTTGACAATTGTGTATTTTTCATGTAATTATAGACCGTAGTCCAAGATTCCGGTTTGCAATGCGACAAGACCTCCAAATAATAGAATTTGATAGAATTCATAGTGACATCTGCGATACGCTGGAAATGTTCCTCGAATTCTACACAAGGTAGTACAAATTCATTTGTTGTAACATATTCAATGAAACGAATGATTTCTTTCAAGTCAAAATATCGCAACAACGTCAAATTCTCTTTACAATAATGTACACATTCGACCAATTCAGCATAATTCTCATACAGTAGATGAGGAACCACTGCGAAACCTTGTTTATTTATCATTGGAATTGACTTACGACAATCATAACTTTTGATTGTATGAATCTCTGCTTGTTCAAATTTATCCTGGAAATCCGTAAATACACTCTTTATTTCATCTTCACTCGGTAGCGTAGCGCAAGATAAAACGATATTCGGTATTTTGTTTTCTTTCCAATTTTGATGAATCACGCTATGTAAATCATGTTCATCATAATCCATAGTAATTGTAGGTTCATCCCAATAAGTTACCAACTGTTCTACTGGATTAAATTTCAACATGTAATTCATAGAAGTCAAATACGACTGGACATCGCAAATCATAATTTCAACATTTGTACCCACACTGTTATCTACTTTACCAATGCCTCCCGAACGCCGGTTCTTAGTATAATTCACCGCCGAGAAATAGTGAAGTCGAATATCAGTTTCATCTTTACATCCAAATGCGAATGCTATTTTTTTCTCTACTGAAATGCATGCTTTTGCAAGAGCCAGACCAATATGACGTGCTACACATACAAATATAATGCGTTTCCCTTCAGATAATCCTACAGGAGAGATTGTTTTTCCAGTTCCTGTTGGGGCAGTATACAACACTAACTTCGGAGCAACTTGTTCATCAGAATCAAACAATCCGAATAATTGTTTTTGATGTTCAAACAATGTTAAATCCTGATATTTTAGCAAGTACGAATTACGTTCAATGAAATTGTATGCGTTTTTGATAATATCATCTGCGTCAATTTGCATCTCAGCATGTATCAAATATCGATTAATCGTACTTGCCACGTGTTGATTGACACAATGAATGCTGTTTTGTTCGAGTCGTCTCAGTGTATACAAATACAAGGCAAACTGGGGTTTATTTTTGTGTAAGTTTTTCAATAATTCGTGGAATAACTCCAACAATACAAATTCGTAAATGTGTTGTTTATTTTCTTTGATATTGGTTTCAAGATTATTAATGCGAATCATATCAGCACTTTTCATTTTTTTTATAGGCGCACCGTGCATAGTGTTTGTTTGCGAAGTGATATTTTTTCCATATTTTTTTATACTTTTTTCCATAGTGTCTTTGAAATAACGTTCAAATAACAACATTTCAGTTTCGTCTGTTTTTTCTATCTTGGTGAAAGAATACAGGGATTGATTTTTGTTTGTATGTATATCTGCATGATGAAATCCATCTATCATCATTTTTAAAATCGCCTTTTCTTCCGAAGAAGAGGGAACTTCAATTGATTCCCATTCACTCCTTGATAGCTTATTTTGCGTGAGGTCCATTGTTTTACTTTAAATAGAATTATTCTAACTGCTATTCAAA